AATTGTGTTAATTTCAAAAAACATGTAAGTCTTATGACGTATGGAGATGATAATATTATGGGAGTTTCTGATGAGGCTCCCTGGTTTACACATACAGCTATTGCTCAACAATTAGCTACTATTGGTGTTAAATATACTATGGCTGATAAGGAAGCAGAGAGTATTCCTTATATAAATATTAAAGACACCTCATTTCTTAAGCGATCATTTGTTTTTGATCAAGATATAGGAAGAATTGTTGCTCCACTTGAACATGACTCAATTGAGAAAATGTTAACAGTTTGGGTAAGATCTAAAACAATTACAGAAGAAGAACAGGCTCTTTCCGTAATATCCAGCGCCATTAGAGAATATTTCTTTTATGGTAAATCAGTCTTTGAAACAAAGAGAATTATGTTTAAGACTATCATCCAAGATTTAGATATTGAAAAATATTCTAATGAATCTATTTTGCCTACATATGGTGAACTATTGGATGAGTACCTCAAACGTTCAGCGATAGCTGACGATATGAGGGATTAAACCCAAATTCAGGATTTTCTATTATCCTTATAATTAGTAGGACGTTGTGTGGAGGACGTAGTCTCCTTAGTATATTTATGTAAAAAGGACTTTGAGTGAAGTTCTTAACCACAATCACTCCTATGCAAATAGTTACCTATACATTTAAAATGTTTCCCTTAAAAAATTTGTATAATGGATTTGTATAGCAAACCTACCGGAGCGTTCCTCAAAATCTCTATTTAGAGAGGGTTTGGTTAGTTGCCAGCTGGGAAAAAGACACCCTATGGCTTGAGTTTGCCTAAGGGCAGTCTATAAAAGATAAACTCGCTGGAAATAATTGTTTACGTGGCAACTCCGTTAGAGTTGTACTGAGTCCTTCAGTTACGGACGCCGTGACACGGGGGTTTACCCGTGCGCTTCAGACTGATGAAGTCCAGAATCTGAAGAATAACAAAATGACTTTAAAACGTAGTGGATCTTATGGCGAGCACACTTTACAAAGTTCTGATGTAGTTACAGCATCAGCACTTGAAATTAGTGAAGCGAATGATAATAAGATTCAAACTACAACTTTTGTTGATGCTGAAGTTGGAAATATTGAATTATTTGAGCATGTAGATGATAATTCTTATACTGATTCTGTTAGACAAGATGCTAGTCTTTCTAATTTTCTATCACGACCAGTTTTAATTGATACAGCTCAATGGTTATTGGGGACAAGTCTCGATTACACATTAGATGTTTGGCATCTATTTTTTAATGATTCCTCAATTAAAGTAAAGTTGAATCATTATGCCTTTTTGAGGTGCAATTTGCATATCAAAGTTGTAATCAACGCTTCACCATTTTATTATGGATTATTTGGTGCATTTTATGAGCCAACTACAGATCTCTTATTATCTCCAATAGCACCATCAAACTCCGATGAAATGGTTGTATCATTATCTCAAAGACCACATATTTGGTGTTATCCTAGTAAAAGTCAGGGTGGTGAAATGTCATTACCCTTTTTGGGAACAGAAAATTGGATTAGATGTTCAATAGCTAACGAACTTAGGTCTGTTGGTGATTTAAATATCAGATCTGTTGTAGATTTGGCTTTTGCTAATACTGGAGTTGGAGGTCCAGTTGATATTCAAGTTTTTGCGTGGGCTGAAGATGTACAAGTTTGTGGTCCAACCATGAGAGTAGCTTTACAATCTACCAATCGCAAAAAGATGCCAGTATCTAATGTGTCTGCTCCAATTCAGAAAAAGCCTGCACTAAAAGTTGCTATAGAACAACATAAGTGTCGAGAGGGCACAATTTCTGGACCTAGTTCAGCAATTGCACGTGCAACTCGTACTGCAGCTAAGATTGCAAGTTTTGCTGGTTTGGAAAATTAGTCCAAAGCACTGGCTGCTGTGAGCACAGCTGCAACATGTGTTTCTTCATTGGCACAAGCTTATGGATGCACTGATACTCCGGTCATAAGTAAAGTTCAACCATATAAATCATTACCATTTCACGCTATGTCATCTGCTGATATATCACAACCCATTGACAAATTAACTCTAGATCCACAACAAGAGTTAGTTATGTCAGGAAATGCCATTGGTGCTCCTGATACTGATGAGTTGGATATAGAATCATTTTGTAGACGTGAGAGTTATTTGAATCAATATCTGTGGGAGACATCAGATGCTACTGGAACAGTATTGTTCTCAGCGTTTGTTAATCCCATGCAACAAAGAGTTGATTCAACAACTGAAGCTCCTCACTTAATGATTTATCATACTCCTATGGCATTGGCGGCTAGAATGTTTGAATACTGGCGAGGCGATATAGTATTCAGAATTCGTGCTATTTGTACTGATTATCATAGAGGAAGATTACGGGTTCGTTGGGATCCAGTAGAAACTACCTCAGGTGCTACAGTTAGTTATGCCACTAATTATAATGAAATTTTTGATATTCAAGAAAATTCTGATATTATTATTCGCATACCTTATCTGCAACCAGCTTCATTCTGTCGTGTTAATCATAATAATAATGAACAGGTAGGATCAGCAGCATTTAGTGATCCACAAACATCACATGATAATGGCATATTGTCAGTATCTGTATTTACTGAGCAAAGTTCACCAGTTGCTAATGCACCAATATCATTGGTTGTTAGTTCATGGGGAGAAAATATGGAATTTGCTGTTCCAGAAGAAATTGATAGAACATACACATTCTATACTCTTCAATCCAAAGATGTTGTCAATTATGATGAAACAAAAGGATCTGTTCCTTTATTTGAGGATAGTGAAACACCAGGATCATTGAATTTGTTATATTTTGGTGAAAATATCACCAATTTTAAACAATTGATGAGAAGAGCGTGTAAGCACACTTCAGTTTTAACAACAGCAGGATCTACAAATAGATTCACCACACTTTCAACTACTACAAACAGAATGCCTCGATATCCAGGATATGATTTGAATGGTTTATATACAGCGACTGGTACTGTAGATCCACTGAATCCTTATCCATATAATTTTTGTTATCATACACCAATTAATTGGATTGGCTGTTGTTTTGTAGCACACAGGGGAAGTATTAATTGGCAATTTAATGCGTTAACTTCATCAGTTATACCCGAAATGTCAACTGTGCGTACCAATGCTGTATTAACTACAGCTGGCTATACTGAGAAATTTTCAGTTTTAAATGTTAACGCATCAGAATCACTTGGTCAAGCTATGTTGACTGACGATTCAGGTGTGACTGGTAGAGGTTTAACTAATACTCGAACTCAATCAGGTTTAGCAGTAAATTGTCCAATGTTTAATAACAAGCGTTATTATGGTACATCTCCTTTTTTCCGCACTTTGGGATCTGGTCATGATAATAGTAACATTGATGGTATTCAAACAAG